GTGAGTAAACCAACAAAATCTTGCGTATAAGGCGTTCAATGGCTGTATGAACAAATAGTGCGTAACTTTCTTTTGAGGGTTGTTATGGGCTTTAAAATTGATTCTAAGGGCATTTCCATCACTTCTTACGCCTTTAACATCAATGTAATGTAATTCACCAATTCCTTGCATAATTAAATCAGCCTCAACAACTGGTCTTTCCTCAAGCAGTAAAGCAGCCTTATATTTTATACCTCTATTATTCTCCATAAGGTGTCTTGCAATAAGTTCTGCAAATATTCCTAATTGCTGTATAGAATGTTCTTGATTACCTCTATACTTCTCTGTGTTTTCATTGTAAATATCAGCAGATAACATACTCCTTACCTTAGCAAGTTCATCAGANAGTTTGATGAAAGTGCTAGGATAAGTTGTTTTTTTCCACTTAATCATTAGAATGGCAAGTCATCTTCTGCTTTTGNTGTGGACTTCTTAGCAGTAGTTTTTTTATCAGTTGGTGGCTCATAAGTATTTACATAAGCGTAATGAGTTGCACCCTTTTCAGATGGTTCTCTCCTTTCTGAAATCACCATAGAAACCCAACCATTCTTTGAGTTTGCTTGTAGTTCATCCATCTTAAAGTTAGCAACCATCATTGTACCATACTTCGTATTAATGTTTTTAATACTACTTGGTAAGTAAACTTTCTCTTTCTTGTCTGTCATTTTTTAATTTTTTAATTTTATATAATTTGGTTAATGATTCATTTATTTTATTTAATTGAGTTTCTAGTCCTAATATTTCCTCATCCACCTCAACTTCAATAATCTTATTTTCTACTCTTTTAAATGCTTTAGTATCATCTTGGTAGTTGTTATAAAAGAACTCAAACTTTCTTGTGTGGTGGATTATAGATGCGTGATGTAAGTTAGTTACCTGACCTATCTCACTAAGAGTTAATCCAAACATTTCTCTTAATATGTAGATATACATTCTCTTAGCAAATATAATGTTTTTCTTTCTACTTCCCAAAAACATTCTATCTTTATCTATATCATAAATATCTGCTAATTCTTCTGTGATTATATTGTGGTAATAATCGCTAAATTTTAATCTTCTTCTTCTCATTTGTTATAATTTTAATTTAAGTCGTACACTATTGTATCAACTATGTCTTGTATGTTTAATCCAATAAAGTCTGCTAAAGTCTTAGCGTGAATAAATCTAAGTGATGGTGGATTCTCTATAAACTTTCTACTTGTAGCATAATTGACTCCAAGTATCTTACAAAGTTTTAAATTAGACACCCCATATATCCTTAACAAAGCCTCAAATTCATTCCTAGACTCTCTAATCTGTACTAAGGTGTATTTATTTGTCATCTCTCTTTAGGTATGTTTCTACCTTCCATTTTTCTATCCTGAACTTAGTTTTATTGCCATGATAAAAATCTACTAATTGGTTTTTGTTTAAGAGTTGAATAATATTATCTTCAACAATCTCACCTAAAATGCACTTCTTGTTCCACACAATATAAGTGTAAACTTTTAAAAAGTGATTAAAAATCTCTATGTCCAAATACTCCATCTCTGAACATTTTTTCCCATTGTTTTCTAGTGTCTGTTTCATATCTGTTTTCATTTATTAAAGTTATTATTTCTTCTGCTTCTAGTTCTGTTAAATCATTTATCCTTCCTAGAATATCAGATTTCATTCTTGTGGTTAATGATGTTTGGTCAATCCTACTCTCAATGAAAAGCCATTGCCCATTTGTAATAGGTGTTGGCTCTCCATCAAGTGCTTCATCTATCCAGTCATTATTACTCATCCATTTCAAATGCCATCTCATCTTTACTATACATCCCCTGCTCGTAAAACCCTGCTAAAGTTAAAACAACCCTACCCATTGCTCTTTTTTTAGCCATAGAAACTAACCATTTTTTACCACCTCCTGTAAGATTATTTGTAACACTTGCCTCTCCAAAATCCATTACATTCCTAACCTCATTACCTACTTTCATAGTTGCTGCTGCCTTAAGAACACACTCTCCCTCTTTCACATCTAAAAGTACAACTTCATAACCTATAGTTATTCCATTTTTAGCAGCAATTTTATCTACACCACTTCTAGTTATTGTAGAGAATCCTCTTTTGTCTTTATACACATCCTCTCTTACCAACCCATTCTCTTTATAAAGTCTTGTTAAAACTTCTTTTCTTGTTTCTTGAACTGGCTCTGGTTGTTTCTTTAATTTTTCTTGCATTGTTTTTTTTGTCATTTTGTTATTATTTAATTGATTAATACTCGGTTGTTGTGCAATATCATGCATTGCGTTAATTGTTTCTTCTCTTTCTTTCATAAATTGTTCTTTCATTTTTCCCATAATTTTATAGTTTTAGTTAGTAATTTTGTCTTGTTGGACAATGTAGATAATCATAAGTATTATGATTGTAGGTACTGCGATTAGTGTTTCCATTTATTTATTGTTTAACGAGCCACCTGCCCATGTGTATTAATTTCTTCCCATAGAATTTGTGTTATTTCACATAACTCAAGCCCATCTTCATCCTGTAATATGTCTGGGTACATTCCATTTAGATACCATTCACTAACCACATTAAGAACTTCTTGTTCAGTTAGTTTTAATCTTTTAATTATATCTTCTTCCATTGTTTATTGTTTTAGTTAGTAATTAATTCGTTTTCTTTTATATTCCTGATATTCTTCTTCAGACATATTTTGTATTCTTTTATCTAATATAGAAAACAATTCAGCATATAATTCCACTTTAGTTTTCTTCTTTGGCTTAATATAGATATTATTATCTACAATTATTTCTTCTTTCATTTTATTATTGTTTTAGTTATTAATTATAGTTCATAAAATATTAGTAAAAGGTAAGGGTTTGGAGTAGGGGTATAAAATAACTTTGCTTTGACCAACAATTACATTTCTGCGTTTTAATTAAATCTACAAGAATAAATCTTGGTTGGAGTTTGGAGTAGAGGTTATTAAATACTTATCTTTAACTTACAATTACATTTCTGCGTTTTGGTTAAATCTACTTTTACTAATATTTCAATGAACTAATTTTGACAAGGCAAAGATATAAAATTGGAATTACCCACCAAAAGATTTTTAACAATTTTTTGAAAAATGTTTACCTACTAGAGTAAAATTGTAGTAAAATTGTGTGATATTTTAGAAATAATGCACTAAACGAGCCACCTGCCCACTTGTTTTTTCGTGCAAAAATCCTTCAACTGCTTTAGGAATTCCTGTAAATCCTTTTCTTGAGTGCCAACTATCAGTTCCTGATGGACTACGCATATACTCTACAGTAACTCCTATAAAGTCTTTTGCATCTCTCCATTTGTGTTTTACTTTGTGATGTAAATGATGTAGATACCAATATCTATATTTAGTTTCACTCCACATTTCAGGCTTCTCCTGAGCCATTAAAAGAGGTAAGTTATCCATCTTAGCACCATCTCCATGCTCTAAGCCAATTAAGTTCTTACCATACTTATAATACTTTCTATGTGCTACACTAATATCAAAAGTAATCTCTCTGTCATTCCTGAACCAACTCTTTAATGCGTGTGCCAAATGAAATCCACTTTGATAATCGTGATTACTCATTGAGTGTATCACATCAACAGGTGCTATCTCTCTTAACATCTCTACACACTTAACATATAGTGCTAATGCAACTTCAAAATGTTCCCACCACTTCCCATCTACATCTTGCCTTGTACCTGCTGTAGTTTGATTATATACATTATCAATATGTAAAACATCATTTCCTATACAAAATAATACCCTCTCTACTTCAAACCCTTCTGCTTTATACATAAGTCCTTCTAAGCCCTCTAAAACACGCATACAGGCAGTTTCAACATCATACCCATCACCAGTTTCAAGTCCATTAGCATATTTACCTATATGTATGTCTGCAGGATTTATTATTAACAAATGATTAGCATTTTTATTTTCTCTTTTTACTGAAGGGTAGTAGGGTGAGTGGCTTTCAATGAAGTCGCTAATCTTATCTAGCATATCATTTTCATTAACAGATATATCTTCTTTAGTTACAATGCTAAATCTGTATTCACCACTAGCAGATTGCCAATGTTTAACACTTACAACATCATCCTTATCTATACCTCTCTCTGAAAGATGTATGTCTAATGCTGTGTTGCCATTAATGTTTGTTGTGCTTTCTGCTCTGTTTTCATAAACCATCTCAACTTCTTCTTTAGATAGTCTAAGTCTTTTACCATATTTTTTCATAGTTTTATGTATTGGTTATGATGCAAT